CAACACTCAATCAATGCCGCTTTCACTCGACCCCTTGCTGAGCAGGGGGTCGAGGTTGACGTCATCGCGCCGGATGGCGAAACCGTGCTCGGTTCGATTACCGTTCGGGGGGCGGATTCCGACGCTTTCCAGCTGGCGCTTTGGAACAAGCAACGCGACACCGCGCGCATTCTGGCTTTGCCGGAGCAAGAGCGGGACAAGGAACGCAAGACCGCCGAACGCGCGCTGATTGCCTCTCTTGTCGTCGGGTGGACGTTCAAAGAAAAATGCACGCCGGAGAATGTCGCGAAACTTTTTGCAAATGCGCCTTACGTTCTTGACCTTGTGGATCAAACGGCGGGAAAGCGGGTGCTATTCTGGAACAAGGCGCAAGAATAGCGTTGCTGGACTACGCGCGAAATGAGTTTCATTTGATGGAACGCCCGAAGGGAAGCAAGGCAAGTTTTTTTGACCATTACAAGCAAATCGAAAAGACAACCGGCAAGACACATGAAAAGTTGCAAATATCCGACAACCCGCCGCGCTTGCTTTACCTGTGGCAGGCTTATCTTGAAGTCATGGGGCGGCACCCGCTGACATGGCAAGAATTGGAAGCGTGGCAAAGGATGACGGCAAAGCGCGTTACCCCGTTTGAAGCAAAAATTATTTTTCAACTCGACCGCCTGAACAAATGGACGACGTAGTAACACTGCGAATCAAAGTTCTTTCTGAGCAAGTCGCCGTTGCCGAAAGGCGGCTTGGCGCGCTTGAAGCGTCGAGCCTACGCGCGGAGACGGCAACAAAGCGTTTGACAACAAGCACCGTGCGCACGTCGGCAGTGCTCAAAAGTGTTGCGGGCGTTGTCGGCGGGGCGCTTGCTATGGCGACGGCGAAGGCAACGCGGGAATGGTTGAGTTACGACAAAGCCGCAAAAGAGGTGATGTCCATAACCTCCAAGTCCCGTGCTGAATTCCAGAAGATGCGCAAGGACGTTTTGCAGCTTTCGCAAGCTTTGGGGGTGGACGCGACCGACGCGGCCCAGGGACTTTATCAGGCGATTTCGGCGGGTGTGGATCAGGACAAGGCGCTTGCGTTCCTCGACGTTGCCGGGCGCGCGGGCATTGCCGGGGTTACCTCGCTGGAAACGTCGGTCAATGGGTTGACCGGTGTGATAAACGCCTTTCATTTGGAAGCGTCGGACGCCGAAGAGGTGGCTGACGTGCTTTTCACCGCCGTTCGCGAAGGCAAGACAACCTTCGACGAGCTAGCCTCTACGATGGCGAAGGCAACCGTTCCGGTTGCGGCGGCGGGCGGAACATACCGCGATCTTTTGGCGGTCACAGTTGCGTTGACAAAGCAGAACGTGCCGACATCGGAGGCAATGACACAAACCGCTTCCGTTATCAAAGCGTTGATTAATCCGTCAAAGGAGATGGTCGCGATTTACCGCGCGTTGCACGTCGAATCCGGCCAAGCACTCATTCAACAAAAGGGGCTCGTCGGCGCGATGCAGGCGGTTTATGGCGCGGTTGACGGGAACCAGCGGGTGCTTTTCAAAGCATTGAAACGGGCGGAAGCCTTCAATGCGGTGCTAGGTGTCTCCGGTAGCAACGCGCAAACGGCAATCGACGCTCAGGACTCACTAGCCGAATCATCCGGTGCGATGGGCAAGGCTTACAAGACAAACGCCGAAACGCTGGAAAACGCGCTCAACTCCCTCAAAGCGTCGGCAATTGCCCTTGTGGAAACAATGGAGGGGTCACTTGGTATCATCCAACGCTTTTCCGAGGGGTTGCGCGGTATCGCCATGCTCATGGGATACGCACAGGAGTCGGCGGCAACCGCTCGCGCACTGGCCGGAACCGACGTCACAGAACTCGGCCATGCCACTGAGATACTATCTCGTGTGTCCGCCTTGCGCAAGGAGTTGGAGGAAACCCGGGCGCGGTCGGCGGCGGACTCCGGACTCGCCGGGTCCGGCAGATTGTTCGGCGGCGGACTCGATACCAATGAGATAAAGAGCGAACTGGACCAACTGCGGAAAGCGTGGGGTGCTATCGACGAGTCGACTCAATCCCAAGCGAAGAACCTACAAGCCATAGTAAGACTACAATCCAAGGTTACCGCGGGAACCATGACACAGGCCGACTTCGATACCGAAAGACTGAGACTTCTACATAACTTCGACGAAACACAGAAAGCCATTACCGAGGAACAAGAGAAAGCCGCCAAGGCATCCGCCGCCGACTTGCAGGAACGGAAGTCGGCGATGGAGCGTGCACAGGCGGAGATGGCCGCCGAGAAAGAACATAACAAAGAACTCGAACGTGCGTCACGTATGGCTCGGGACCTAGCCACCACAGAACAGGAAAAACTCGACATACAAATCAAGCAGATTGACGCCGCGAGGGAAGCGGGGAGAATATCCGAGGAAACCGCCCGGAAGGCCACCGATGCATTACTGGAACAGAGGATGGCTCTGACGGCCTCCGGCGGAGGGGGTGGGGGATCGGGAGGGGGCGGCGGCGGAACGCCCGCCAGTGGACTCTCACTGCCGGGAATCGACGACCCATTCGGCGGCGGCTACAGCGACGCTGACCGCTTGCAGGAGCAAGAGGAAATGGTGCGGGAAAGCTATGTTAGACGGCGGGAGGCGATACTTGCGGAAACCGCGTTGACGGTCGAGCAACGGAACGCGCTGCTTGCCGGGGCAGATAAACAATATCTTGACATCATGGCGAAAGCCGAGGTGGAACGGCGGGCAATCACCATGCAATCGACCGAGCAGCTTTTCGGTGATTTGGCTAGTATTGCAAACGCTTTCGGAAAGCGTGGGGCGGACGCCGCGAAAGCACTAGCCATCGCCGGGGCAACGGTCAAGATGTACGAAGGGGCGACGGCGGCCTATGCGTCGGCAGCGTCAAACGGGCCGCTAGGTTGGCTCATGGCACCGATTGCGGCGGCTTCGGCTTTGGCGGCGGGCGCGGCGAATATCGCGGCCATCCGGTCGACCCCGATGGACTACGCCTTTGCAGCCGGCGGCATCGTACCGGGCGGCAACTACTCCGGCGACCACGTGCCCGCGCGCGTCAACTCCGGCGAAATGATTCTGAACCGGCAACAGCAAGCCGAGCTTTTCGCGTTTGCAAACGGCAAAGCCGCGCCGACAAGCGGCGGCGGAGATGTCAAAGTGGTTGTCAACAACAACGCGCCCGGCGTGGATGTTTCGGTTGCCGAAAGCACTGGACCGGACGGGCGCACAATTGACTTGATTGTCGCGCGCGCTGTGTCACAATCGCGCTTGACGATAGCCAGCGACATAGCGCGCGGCGGCAACGGTGTAGCGCAATCGCTCGAAAGAACCTATTCTCTGCCGCGCGGGCGGGGAGTGTAAAAAATGATACTATGAAACCAAGCTCAACACTTACAGCGACGAATGCGGACTCTTTTTGCTTTGCAGAAAGTCATTTTGTTTCAGGCAACGACACCGGCAGCGCGATTTTGTGCAACGGTTGGGTGCCCGTCGGCATTGTCACACCTGCGGACCTTGCCGGGGCGGCGGCGGCGTCGATGCTTGCGGACGCCGGGGACGGCAATTATTTGCCGACATTTGACCGGGCGGGCGCTGCTGACGCTATTGTGCTGACCGCCGGCGCGTTCATCAAACTTGCGCCGTCGGATTATCCAGGCTTCGCAAGCGTCAAGTTGAAACTCGACGCAGCACCGTCCGCCGACATTACCCTGCAAATCATGCTGCGGAGCATCAATGATTGAGCCCATGTCCAAACTGCTCACACTTTACGGACGCGACGCGACACCGCCACCGGTGCCGGTGCCGCCGCGTTGGGCTTACAAGTTCGACTTGATGAACCCGGACCTTACCGAACCTCCTCCGGAGCTTCTGGCCGGGTTCTCGCGTTCCGGACCTGCGTGGATGTTTGACGCTGAGGGTCACATCGTCATGGTTCCGGAGAATTACCAAGCCTACTCCGGCGCGGTGGCCAGCCTCGAATCGAACCACGTCACGTTCGAGAGCACCGCGGCGACAAGCGCAATTCTACGGGTCACTGACAGCTATCCTTACGTCTTCAGCAACGCCGGGTATCGTTCCGAGTTGATAGCGGGCAAGCGGTTCTTCGCGTCGTTCACCGTCCGGGCCTTCCAAGCCGGGAAGGTCGGGCGAATCGGGTTCTACCGTCCGACGGCGGCGGCAACCGAAATTCAGGTGGACTTGGACAACGGGAACGTGGTTTTGGAAGACGGTGCGCCCGGTCATATATTGGTCGAACGTATCGGGGATTTGCACTATCGGATAGGGATGAGCTGGGTCTGCCCGGACGCCAACAAAGGTTGGTATGCTTTCTTCGGTCTGTCCGGGGCAAGCGTTGGAACGCAGTTCGAAGCGTCCGACATGACGGTTTCCCTCAATGGTCATTGTCCGTTTGTTCCGGTCGTGGACACAACGCCGATCAAGGACCAGCCACGCTGGAACAACCACCATCCGGACGGGAGTTTCGCCGGATGGAAAGTCGAACCGCACGAAGGAAAGAACATGCTCGCATGGAGCGAGAAGTTCGACGAATGGATGGCGGAGCAAGTCGCCGTTTCGCTAGAAGCGGACGAATGGGCACCCCGGCGCGGGAAGGCGCACAAAGTCGCGGCGGACGGAGCGTCCGGAACGCACCGGCTGGAATCCGACTCGGTGACGGTCGCGGAGCTTGCGGACCATGCCGTCGGGTTCCTCCTGAAGAAAGGGGCCGTCGGCGAGTGGGTGCAGATCGGCTACGAAGACGACATCGCGCCGCATTGGGCAAACCTCAACTTGAGCACCGGGGAGTTCGGAAACTCGTCGGGGCCGGACGTGATCCCGTCGGTCGAGGAATACAGCAAGGGATGGCTGCTCGGAAAGTTGACGGACAAGACGGCAGGCGGGGCGACGCAGGCTGCCGCGTATGTCTGCCCGGTGTCGGGGGACGTGACGGACGCATACCCGGTCGAGACGTGCGACACCGAGATATGGCTTAACACGGCGCATTTCGGGACTGGTGACTTCCTTCCTCTATACATCCCGACTGCGGGGGCGCTGGGTGTGCGGGCGGCGGAGACTCTGCCGATCGACTCGCTTCTAGCCGCAGGCGTTCCCTTTTCGGTCGTCATGGCATGGTCGAGAAATGCGGAGACCGGGCAAAAGGAACCGTTCGCCGCAAGCATGGGAGGATTCGCCCGCCTAGTCCTTTCCACCTATCTCCCGGCGGACAGGCTGGACGCATTCGTTTCCGGCGGTCAAATCGGATTGACTACGCCGGAGGTCGGCGCAGGACTCCATATCCCGCAGGCGTTCGCGGCCCGCGTGCTTTCCGGGGACAACCGCATCGCCGTGATCGGCCCTCCGAAGCAGGTCCACGGGCAGAATGACGCAGACGCGGCGGAATACGACATCGATGACGCGAGGGTCGGAGCGTCGCTTCCGCTTGATTTCCGGCAACTATTCCTTTCGGAAAAGCCGCTTGAAGACGCGACGCTAGACGCCGAACTCGCCAAGCTCGACCTCCGCCACACCGTGCCGCCCAGCGGAGCGGTGAGGTTCACCAGCGACAAGGCGGGCGACATCATGTTCACGCTTCGGAAGACCGGAGCGGACGGATACAGCCACAACACCGACAACGGTCCGGCAAGTTGGGAGCTGGTCGCTGGATCGGCGAGCTACGGCGTCGTCATTCCGAACGACGGAACGGAGCACGAGTTCGCGGTGTGGTCCAGCGACGGGAAGCCTAACAGCACGGAGAACGGGACCCTGACGTACCTCGACTGCCGCTCGAACAACCTGAGCGAGCTGGACGTCTCGGCCAACACGAGCCTGACGTCCCTCAACTGCTCCTCGAACGACCTGACCACCTTCGACGTCTCGGCCAACACGAGCCTGACGTCCCTCAACTGCTCCTCGAACAACCTGAGCGAGCTGGACGTCTCGGCCAACACGGCGCTGACCACCCTCAACAGCCCCTCGAACGACCTGACCGCCCTCGACGTCTCGGCCAACACGGCGCTGACCATCCTCTACTGCTCCTCGAACAACCTGAGCGAGCTGGACGTCTCGGCCAACACGGCGCTGACCACCGTCAACTGCTCCTCGAACACGGCGATGACATCGCTGAGTATCGGCGCGGCGGCGTTTTTGCGAACGGACGGATACGCTCCTCTGAGAGCCTATTCGTGTGCGCTGACAAGCATCGACGGCGGCAACGCAACATTCCAGAACACGGGCGGAGGATTCGCCTGCGACATCCACGACAACAACCTCTCCGGTCCCGCGCTCAACAAGTTCTTTACCGACATCGACCCCGCCCCGACTCCGACCCCGGCGAACCACCGCATCGACACGACCGACAACCCCGGATCGGAAGAAGCCGACGATTCGATTGCGACCGACAAGGGCTATTCCGTCACGTCGGACGCGCGGCTTGTCCATGGCGACATGACGACACAGCGGAGCTTCGACGGCGAGGTTGAAGTCGTCAACGAGGTGACGATGAGCAAGGACGCGACGATTCGGGAAATCAAAGTCTGGCTCGAACAGGATTCGACGCAGGTCGGGCGGCAGGCGTCTCTCGTGGTCAACGGAACGGTCAAGAACATCAACATCGTCAACCAGCCGCCCGGATGGGCGAAAGTCTGGACCGGAGGAATCGACGTGAAGGCGGGCGACATTGTGGAACTGCACTACACGATTCAGGACTTGCAACGCCCGACCGAATACGCAATCCTGCCGGACGGGTTCGTCGAACAGCCGCGTTTCGGAACCGTCAGAAGCCGGGTGCTCCATGACGACGTGGACATCGGCGCTTCCGACACGGACGCGATGCCAATCTCCTTGAAACTCGCCGTAACGAACGGTATTTGACGCAATGAGAAACACAATCCCATATCCTAGCGTTCTGCCGAATCCCGCCACGCGCATGGGCGGCGAAAAGCGCGTGCCTGTAACGCGGGTGTCGATGGAGACCGGGCGCACGCGGCAGCTTATCCGGCACCGCACGCAAGCGGAAATGATTCAGGCGGCGTGGGAGTTGACCGACGACGAACTAGGCGATTTCGACTTTTTCTTTCGCGTCGGGCTCGTCGGCGGCACGCAGTATTTTGACATGCCCGTGCCGGGGCGTGGCGACACACTGAGCACAGTTCTTGCGCGATTCGTCGGTGGAACCTACCGAAAAAAGTACAAGCACTTCGGCATGTGGGATGTGACCGCCACGCTTGAAACGGAATCGTTGCCGCTTATTACCGACATGGACTCTTTGATTTTTACCGCTTTGGCAATATGGGGCGACTTGCAAGGATGTCTTGACTTCTCCGAGCTTTTTCATCGCGTAGTGCACGAAACAATCCCGACGAACATTCAACTTCCAAACCCAAACCCCTGAACAAAAACAAACACATGAAAACAACACTTGTCTTGCTCATGGCTGGCGTGCTCGGTGCATCCGGCGCGGTTACAATCAACATCGACTATGCCTCGGCCACTCCGGGCGACCCGCTCGACGGCTTCGACGACTGGGCGCAGTCTCCCCCAAACTCGGACCCGCTTTCCCCGCTATCGTGGGTCGGCATTCATGCCGGGAGGAAGGCGGCGTCCATCGGCGGTTGGTATGACGAGGCACCCGGATACAATAAGGTTTTCGTTGAGCATCCGCTACATATCGCGGCGGACGGACTCAACCTTGCCCTCGACTTCGGAGTTATCCCGTCGACACCATTCTACCCGGAACAGAATGACTTCGGCATCGCCCTTGTGGACAAATACGGCAACGATATCTTCACAATGACGTTAACCGGCGTGGGTCCGCAATGGAATCTTGGCTGGTCGAGTTCGCTCATTGCCCCGGACCCGCCGCCTTTCGCCGGGGTGCTTCCCGGAGGGGACTACACATATCTGTTGCACATTAAGAATGACAAGGCGTCGTTTTCGATTCATAGTGACCTGAACTCGGCGGTGGGCGGGGTGGTCATTCCTGGTCTGTCCGGGGCGGCGGTCGCAGCGATTCGACTCGATTGGTTGCGCGAACCCGGGGAGGCTTGGGGTGATAATGTTATGGGGGTAGGCTCGATTACTGCCTGTGGATTCGATACGCCAGAGCCGAACGCAATAGGCATTGTTGCCAGCTTGCTTGGCGGGGCGCTCATGCTCCGCACACGAAGGGGGGCGGCGCAATGAGACCAACGCCCGCATACGCGAAGCTGGCCGTGATTCTGGCTGTGCTTTCGGGCACCGCCGGATGCTCCATGCTCACCCCGCCCGCCGGCGACGCGCAAACGACGGTGATCATGCAAGGTCCGGGCAACGCGACAATCCTGACAACCGACAATCCGCGCGTTTCGCGCACGTTCACTTTCGGCGAAAAGCGCCGCGGAAATGAACCAAACCAGTTACCGATAGAAAGACGCTAGGCTATGGCACAAGAACGAATCACTGGCGATGAATTGGATGCTGCCGCGCAACAGATTGCGGATGACTCGGAGACTATGCACAGCATTGTCCACGGTGCACCGACCGCCCCCGACGTGCCAACCGAAGGCGGCGACGTGCCGCCGTTGGGCAAGGTGGTGGCCGCGATGAACGCCCTGTGGGGGCCGGGGCTGATCTCCGGCGATGGGGTTCCGGACGATTCACTGGGTATCGATGGCCAGCACTATCTCAACCTATTGGACGGTAGTGTTTACAAAAAAGCCTCCGGGGTGTGGGGATCGTTCTACGTCCCGGCGACCAATCGTATCTATGCGGTGGTTGCGATGCCGGACGACTCTTTCGGTGCAGACGGCGACCTCGCCATCATGTACGCCAGCGTTCTTGTGAGTAGCTTTCTGGAAAAATCCGGTGGGACATGGCAACAGTTGGCGCAATGGGCCGGGGCATGGGCACACAATGTTCTCGAGTTGACCGACAACTTCATCGGGAACACTGCCAAGCTTGAAGCGGATGGGATTTTCGGGGAAGCCGGATGGCTCTTCCATAACATCGCTGGCGTCGGCACGGTTCGCATGCGGCACGATGACGGAACTGATCCGTCGCCGGGTACGTGCCAGTTGACAGCGGAGGCGGGGGCCGGTAATGCTTCCTGCTTGACTTTTCAACACGACGGCGGAGGTAATGGGTTCTACCTGAGTCAGCTTGCGGCATCCACGGACAATGTGCTTTCATTCGTTTTCAAGCTGAAAACAGCATCGCAGTGCCATCTTGGTTTCACTAACAGCCTATGGAATGCCACCGACCCGGTATTGAATCGCTTCGGCGGCTTGTTCGGCGATGGGGAAGCGGGCGGTAACTTCCTTTTCCGCACAATCGAAGGCGGGACCGTGCAGGACACCGATTTACTGTTGCCTGTGGATACCGAGTGGCACACCTTGCGAATCCGTACGAGCCGTATGCCGGAGAACAACTACCACATAACGCTCGACGGACAAGAGTTTATCGTTGCGAATCCGTCGCTGTCAGGTTCGGTTCAGGTGTCAGCGATGACTGTGTCCACAGCGGCGGCGGCGGGCGCGCTGCATTTGAACTCCTTCAAACTCGCCGCCCTTTACTAAAATGGCACTGAATCACTACAAGACAACGCGGGCTCTGAGCGGATACCGAAACGAGGGCAGTCATGACTTGGCGGAAATGTTCGCACAGGTCGGCTTCGATCCGCAAGCGTCGGGTGCCGGCTTTGTGCTCACTCTGACCGATTCACACATGGTGGGCAATACAGCCAACGGATATGTCACAACGGCTTTCTCCCAACCCACCATCGCGGCCATCCGCAACGCGGGCCACCTCGGACCCGTCCGTATAGTTCACCTCGGCGATATGCTGACCGATTTCGTTTCTTCTTTCGGCAACCATCCCGGCGATGGAGCGGTAGAGTTCGGCTTGAAGGAAACCACATGGTTCAACTCGATGATGGAAAACCTACTTCAACCTTTCGCGCCTGTTGCGTTGTCGCTCGGAAACCATGACACGCCGCCACGCGAAAACGGAGGAATCGGCGCATTCTGCCTGGCGAACATGACCGGCTTCGATGCTCTGCATCACACTTTCCATTGCGGCGGAGTTCGTTGGGTTGTTCTTTCCGCCGATCATGGCGCGGGGTTCGTCGATGGGCAGTTTGATTTGGTGGATGCCGAGTTCGCCGCGAACAACGGCGAGGATATGGTGATGACAATCCACCAGCCGGGTAGCGGGCGTCCATCGGACTGGCACGCAATGTTGGAGATGTGGCAACATATCCCCGCCGATCTGCCGGGGGAGTTGCTTTTCCTCCACGGGCACACCCACCGAAATCTTATTCAACGGCAGCAGAAACCCGGCGGAAAGCTGGTGCATCGGCTCACCTACGGGGCGGCAATCCCGGAGGCACATCCAAGCGGAGACGCCATGAATCCGGTTCTAGGTGCCATCGCCTGCCGGGATGGCCGGATTGTTGAGAAATTCGTGTGCCATTGCCGTAGCGGCTACTGGTATCGGCTTGTTCCTTTCCAAGAGTTCGGCATCACAGAACCTGTTTGGGACTACTACGGGCCGCTTTCCTCGGAGACGCGCCTTGCCGACTATCGCGCGGATTCTGACTTGCGACCATATCTTCATAATTCACCAAGCGCATCGACCTTCAAGGATACCGGCACCTGGTTTTCATATGTGCATGATCTTCGGGTGAAAATTCCGATGGCCACAGGAGGAACCCGATTCTATGTTTGTGCGAACGTGGCACCGAGCAAGGTTGACTTTTCCATCGATGGTCTGACGTGGCTTCCCGGCACGCAGGAAAGTTTCATCGAAAAGTTCGCCATCATGGGCATACCGGAAGCCGCGCGGGTGGGTCCGGACCTGTACGCCCGCATTGACCTCGACGGTCTGCATATGTCAAGTTGGGGCATCCTACAATGAACAATCTACTTAAAGAGGCACTGAAACAGGCATACGTTCGCGCGCAAGCGGATGTCGTTGTTTTGCATACACTTGAATTTACACATGAAGACATGACCGAGCCCTTGCGGATTGTGCAAGGCAACGACGCGCAAGAGTTATGGGTTGACGGTGCGCCCGTCGAGTTCTTGCCCGTGCCCTTTGAATTCGTTTTGCCGGAAACGACCGACACCTTGCCGGAGCTTGTGCTTGCCGTGGATGATGTCATGGGCGAGGCGTCCGCTTTTGTGCGGCAGTTTGCCGGGACCGCATCCCCCGTTACCGTGCTGTATCGCCCATTTTTGGAAGCCGACAAGCAAACGCCACAAATCGACCCGCCTTTGCAGATGTTCTTGAAAGACGCGGTGGTGAAAGACGGGGTTTTCCGGGCGCGCGCAATCATCCATGATTTCGTCAACAAAAAATTTCCAAATGAGCTTTACCACGTCAAAGCCTTTCCCGGCCTGCAAAGTTGAAGCCTTCCTCGCGCGGGTGCACGGCTTGCCGTATCGCGTCGGGGCGGCGGGACCGGATGCTTTTGATTGTGTCGGCTTGTGCCGGGCGTTTTATGGCGCGGTTATGGGTTTCGCGTTGCCGTCAATCGTTCCGTCGGAATATCGCGCGCACAGGAATGCGGCGGATTTCGAAGGCAATGGTTGGCGGCGAATCGCCGAACCGGTGCCGGGGTGCTTGGTTGCGATGTCCCGCGCTGAGCATGTCTCGCATCTTGGGGTTTGGCTTGGCGGCGTGCTCCATGCTACGCGGGCGCAAGGCGTGCGGCTGCATGCTTTGGCACAGGTTCGCAGTCTCCATTACAAACAGTTTACTTACTACGCGAATGACCGCATACCTTTTGAAGATTGAAAACCCGTTCGAACCGCAAAAGCATGTCTTTACGGCAATTCCTGCGGGCACGGCCATTGCCGCCGCGTTACGGCGCGGCGGCATCGACCCGGAGACATCGGCGCTTCCGTTGCTTTACCTTTTGAATGGTGTTCCGGTGTTGCATGAGACAACGCCGGAGTTTCCAGAAGCAAAGACGTTGGCTTACCGGTTGAAACCGCAAGACATGCTTTCCGTTGTCGCCATTCCGGGGGACTTCGGCTTTTCATTCATCGTTGCGGCGCTTTCGCTGGTCGTTGCCGTGGCTGCGGCGTTGCTGGTACCTACCCCGTCGAATCCGGCGCAAGGGCAGGAAAGCATCGACCCGGCATTTACGGTCAAGGGTCAGACAAACCGGTTTCGCCCCGGCGAGCCTGTTGAGGTGCACTATGGGCGCGCGCGGGTTTGGCCTAGCTACGCCGCGCAACCCTTCAGCTTTTACGACGGCAACGACAATTACCAGACGAGCCTTTTCTGTTGGGGTCAGGGCGAGTATGACTTCGACGACTTTTTGGTTGAGGATTCACCGCTTGCCGATTTTTCCGACGTGCAAACGGAAATCGTTTTGCCCGGCGCGGCGGGCGCGTTGTATCCGGGTTTTGTTTTCCGCTCCGGTGAGGTGCAGGGAATCGAACTATACGGCACCAACGAAGATGAATACGGAACAGATGGCTGGTCAACCGCGTTTGTCCTGAACCCGGCGGGAACCACTGTGGAAAGGCTTTCCATCGATATGGTTTGCCCGCAGGGACTTTTCCGCACCGCCGACGGGCTGTACTATACCACAGATGCGCAATTCGAGGTGCAACGAATGGCAATTGATGATGACGGCAACGAAACCGGGTCATGGGTTACATGCATCACCGAATACTTTGAACGCGCGGACCCCGCGCCGCAACGGTTCACCATCGCCGCCGACGTGCCGGCAGGAAGGTACAAGCTCCGGGCGCGGAACACAGGCGAACGGTCGGATGCAGCCAACAAGATGAACCTCTTGCACTGGGACGGGGCAACCGGCCTAAACTTTTCGGCGGTGTCGTATCCGGGAAAAACCACCGTGGCGTTGAAGATCCGTGCAACCGCACAGTTGAACGACTCATCGCAACGGCGTTTTAATGGATGGGCAACGCGCAAGCTGCCGACATGGACGGCGGGCGCGGGTTGGTCAGCACCTGTGGCAACCCGCAATCCGGTTTGGGCATTCTGCGACATTTTTCGTGCGGAGTACGGCGGACGCTTAGCGGACGCGTATTTGCAAATGGATGATTTGAAAGCTCTTGCCGACAAAGCCGATGCGCTCGGTGTTGTTTTCGACTGGACGTTTGACACGCCCATCACCGCTTGGGAAGCCGCCCGCGCAACGTTGCAGGCGCTTCGGGCGGTGCCGGTGCCGCAGGGGTCAATCATTACGGTGATCCGCGATGAGCCCGCCGAACTGCCAGCAATGATTTTTACACCGGAAAACACGTTGAAGGGGTCATTTTCGCAAGAGCTGAAATTGTGGGATGCAGACGCGCCGCATTCTGTCGAAGTCGAGTATTTCGACCCGCAATCTTGGATTGCAAAAACCGTGGTTTGCACGTTGCCGGGATTTGTCGAAGACACAGTGCCGAAACAAATAAAACTGCCCGGTTGCACGTCGCGGGATTTGGCGTATCAAACCGGACTGTATCATCTTGCTTGCGCAATGTGGCAAAATGAATTTGTGAGTCTGGAAACCGGCTTGGAAGGGATGGTGCCCGCTTACGGTGCGCTGGTCGATGTGTCGCACCCGACGATTCCGCGCGGGCGGGGCGGTGCGGTCCTTGCCTGGAGTTCGGCAACGCGGAACATGGAGCTGTCGGAGCCGGTGCTTTTCGAGACGGGCAAGACCTATGCAATCCTTTTGCGGGATATTTCGGGCGGGGCGGTCGAATTGCCGTTGCCGTGCGAGCATCCCGACGGCGGAACGGGCGAGACGCGGCGTGTGCGCATACCGGGCGGCATCGGCCAAACGCAATTGGTTGTTGATGTTAACGCCGCGCCCGCACTCTACATTTTTGGCGAACCGGGCACCCTTGCGTTCCGCGGAAAAGTCACCCGGCTTGCGCCATCGTCGGATTCGGCGGTGCAGGTGGACATTGCCAAATATGACGCGCGCGTCTATGCCTTCGAGAATACGCCCGCGCCGTCCGGGGGACCGGCGGCTTGCGCACGTCCCGCGCCGGGCACGCCGGGGCGAGTGAAGATGCGGCGGGACCCACTCCGGCGCGGTTGGCTCATTCTCCGCTGGCAACCCGTTGCCGACGCTACCGGCTACCGGGTCGAGGTTCAGCACGGGCGGCACGGCGCTTGGGAAGCGGTTGGGATTGTCGATCAGCCGTTTTTTTCCGTTGCGCGTCCGCTCGCTTAATTTTTCGGTTTCCGTCCTGCTCCGGCACGCTTTCGGGTTGCGTGTCGCCGGGCGGGGCGGGAACCGTCTTTCCTGAGCGCGTGCTTGCCGTGGCGCGTTTTGCGGCGGCTTTCGAGTGTGACCAGCGGGGCAAGGGCATCCCGGCTTTGTGGGGCGAATACGGGCGCAAAAAAGCACTTCCCGGCGATGCGGGACGGGCGGCGGGCGCCGGCGCGGTCAGCCCTGCAGCTTCCTCTTTAACGCGTCGAGGGTTGCGCCGTAGGTTGCGGCGATTTCCTCGATGGATTCCCGGTCTGTGCCGTTCGGGAAAAGCTCTGGCCTTTTCGCGGCGTTACGTGGTCCCATGAGTTCCCAAGGGTCGACGCGGATTTTTTCGAGGTCGACAAAAAAGGCTGGTTTCGGTTCTTTTGTCATTGTGTCGGTTCTTTCTTGGTTCGGTTGGTCGGGTTCAAAAAACGAAATCTGTGCTCTGCTCTGTCCGCGAAAGGCAACGCCAGCCCTCCGGCGTCGGTTGCGCCCCGGCAACAATGATATGTCCCGGGATTGGTCTGGCATGCGAGCGGGTCTCCAGTCTGCCTTGGACAAGCCTAATCTCGCGTGTGCTTGCGTCGTAGGCGTAAAACGGCGCCCACATCGTCCATGCGCGGTAATATGCGTTAGGGACGGAGTGCCGGGGGGACCGGGCGTCAATCACGTCGAGGCCGAGGTTTTCCGCCTTGCGGAGTGCTGACAACAGTGCCCTCGCCGCAAAAAGCGACGCGGCATGCCTGTACTTTTTCAGCGGCGAAAAGCTTGTTTCGATCCGTATTCTTTTTTTGGCTTGGCTCATTGTTTCGTTTGGTTCGGGTTGCGGGCGTTGCGCCCGGCGGGGGGAGTGTTGGCCGGGTGCCGGAGCATTGCAAGCACTTTTTTGCATTTTTCGAAACTTTTTTTCAAAGGGCGAAAACCGCGACGGTTGCGAGGTAGAAAACCACGGCGAGAAACACCGCGCCGATGATGTCGAGTATCCATGCAGTCACTTGGGCACCTCTTCCACTTTGAGAATCCGCGCGGCGCTTGTCTCGTCGGAGCAAGTGATTTTCCACTTGTACCGGACGGGGTGCCCGTATTCGATTGTGGAAAACGTGTGGATCCAATAGCGCACTTGCGGTGCGCCGGGCACAAACGCGTGATGTGGTCCTTCCCATTCGTGCGGCGTGTAGCCGGTGCTGACGGCGGAAATCAAGGCTCGCGCGGCTTGGCGGGGCGGGGCAATCCCCACTTCGGCCATGACTTGCGCCGTTTCGGTTGCGGTCATGTCGCCGAGGGGCGCAATGTCGGTAGCCGGGGTGCGGCTTCCGAAGTTGACCGGCGCGGCGTTGCGCGCGGGCCTGTGGGGCGGGTTTCCGGTTGAGGCGAGCCAGCCGACAATGACAAGCACGGCGACGAAGCCAAGCATGGCGGCAGCGGTTAGGACGAAAACGGCACCGTTGCTTGTCGGCTGCGGTGCGTGCTTGTCGGTTTCGAGTGCGGCGATTTCCGCGTGAAGGCGTGCAAGGTCCCTCTCGGTTTCTACTTCGCGAACAAGTTCGGCGGTTGTTTTTTTCATGGTTTCGGTTGGTTCGGTTTGGTTGGCGGGGGATGGAACCCCGCCCGGTTGGCTAGCTGATTGCGCGCCAAACTTTGAAATCATCCCAACGGCACGGCTTGCTGATTGTCCACTTTTCCCAAAGCGGTGAACCGTCGGGGTTTTCGTCGGTTGCAACGCAAAGCACGTTTTTCTGAAGCTTTGCGGCTCGCGCGCCTTTTCCCGGCCCGTAACCAAGCCACAAGGTATGCGTCGCGCCGATGGCAGCGAAATGTCCGGCAAGTGCGCCGTCAACAACGGTGTGGACGGTGCCGGAGGTTGTTTCCGTGACGGTCGTGTAATCGCGCCCGGAAAGGGCGAAAGCGGCGCGGTCTTGCATTTGTCGGTCGATGTCTTGCATTGTGTCGTTTGGTTCGGTTCGGCGGGCGTTGCGCCCGGCGGGGCGAGACTACGCCCGGACCGAATTCGATGCAAGCACTTTTTTGCATTTTTCGAAACTTTTTTTCCGCCCTTGGAACAAGGGGTTTCAGACGCAGTGCCCCCAGTCCGGCCCGGTTTCGCCGTCCACAAGGACCGGCACCCGGAGCGGGATTGCTCCATTCATCGTCTCCGCAAGAGCTTCCCAAGCGTCGGCGGGTGCGCCGGCGTCGGAAAAGTCCAGTTCATCGTGGATTGTGAGGCGCGGAACACCGAGCACGTCGAAAAGTCCATCGTCCCACGCCCGGAGCATGGCAACCTTCATTAAATCCGCCGCGCTTCCCTGAAGCTTCCGGTTGAGCGCCTTGTGGGTATGCGCAAGGCGGATGTCGCCGCCCCAAACCGCAAGCGCCTTTTCGTAAGGCAAAGCAAGGGTGTTTTTCGACCATTGCGACGGTTCCCAAAGGTCGAAGCGAGACTTGCGCCCTAGTATGGTTCGAATCGCTCCGGTTGTTTCGGCTTCCCGCACGGCGGCTTGCATCGTGGTTTTCACAAAGGGCATTGCCCGATGGTACGCTTCAAACAGTTTTTTGCCTGGCGCGTCGGTCAACCCGAGCGAACGAATGAGCTTTGCCACGCCCATTCCGTAAATTAAGCCGAACGAAATTGTTTTCGCAGGCTTACGTTTCAGTTCCAATCCGGTCATTTCCGAAACCATGTCTTGCGCTAGTTTGTGGTAATCGGTGTTCGGGTTCGCGGCATATCTTGCACGGACATCTTCCGCGCCGGGGCCGGTTGCGTAATGCGCTAGAAACCGGTATTCAATTTGTGAATAGTCGAAACGTTTCCATCCGACGTGCCCGGCATCGGGAACGAACAGCCCGCGAATCAAAGGCGCAAGTTCTTCGTCTCGACTCGGGACGTTTTGCAGATTCGGCTTTGAGCTTGCGAAACGCCCGGAGCGGGTGCCGCCCGTCCCGCCCCGGAGCGGGTGGAATTGACAGAAAACTTTGCCGTCCACGTGAGCGTCGAGAATGTAGCTTTTCAGGAAAGTATCGCGCAATTTTTGAGTCTTGCGGATGTCAACGACTTTCGCGGCGACGGGGTGCGGGCAATTTTGCAGGTAAGGCTTCGTGAAACTCGGCTTCCCGGTGGCGCTTGTCTCATGTCTCAATCCAAGGGCCTTCCATGCTTGCGCCAACGAAGCCGCCGCGTTGACGTTGACCGGGAAGCCGACAAGCGCTGAAAGCTCCGCATTCTGCTTTTCGGCGCGGTTGCCTAGCTCGTCGTAAAGTTGCTCAGCGCGGTCGATGTCCACGGAAACCCCTGCGGCGCGCATTTCGAGCAAAAGCGGGATCAAGCGGCATTCCATGTGGAAAACGTCAAGCAAGCCTTCGGCGGCAAGTAGCGGCCATTGCTTTTCCATTATGCGCAAGGGCAGCTCCACGTCGCTTGCCGCGTAGGGACCGACCAGCGACGCAGGCGCGGCATGGATGTGTTTGCGCATTGCCGAGCTTGGTTTTTCGCCGAACCACTCCGCAAGCCAAGTGTAAAGCAAAGTGCTTTCCTTTCCTGCACCCAAATACTTTTGCCCCAAGTGCTCCAAATTTGTCTTGCCGCTTTCCGTCAAGAGTGCTTCGGCGAATTGCACGTCATGGAGCGGACCTTGCACCTGCACGCCTTCGGCGCGCATCCATCCGACATCGTAAAGCAGATTTGCCCCAACCTTCGGAATGTGCGGCGTTTCCATGACTTGCCGCAGCCATGGCAAAATCTTGTCCGGCGCGAAGTTCTCCCCTGTGCGGTGTCGCAACGGGTAATATGCGCGGAAGCCGTCGGGCGTTCCGAGAGCGAATCCGACGACGTGCCCGCTTCCGCGCGCCCATCCCGGTCCTTGCGTCAAAAGCGCCGGGTCGAACGTCTCGACATCGAAGGCAATTGCCGACGCTTCCCAAAGGCGCGGCAAGGCCTTCGGCATGCGCCACCCGGTATCCGGCAGATACGGCTGCGGGCGCGTCGGCAGGTGCCGTGTTTCGTTTTCGTTCCAGAATAATCCCATGACGTCACACAATTTTTACGCCCATGAGAGCACCGCGCAAGTTTTTTTCCGGACATTGAAACGCTACCTTTTCCGGGTAGGCGCGGAAATCGGCATGCGTCGCCGCCTGCAGCACGGGTCGCAAGGTGCGCATGCTGAACGCGCATTGTGGAAACGCAACACCCGGCAACGTGACGCTAGCCTGTTGCCCGTCATGTTGCGTTACGGTGACGGTTTCGCCGGCCAGATGCACGGTGCGCAATTTCGAATCGTTAAACGGCGCAAGCGTTTGCACGGCGGCCTTGAGTGCTTCGGGTATGCGTGAAAGCGTTGCGCCGGTGTCGAGAATCGGTGTAACGTCTGGCCATTCCAGTGCCGATGTCTTGGCCAGAATCCATGTTCCATCGGCAAGGTAGAATGTAATGCGGTCTTCGCCGATACGCGCCGAAACGGGCTGTTCCGGCAACGCGGCGATGATTGCGGCGGCATGTTTCGGCACGGCGCATGCGACGGGAAACTTCCCGCCTAGCCGAATTTGCGCAATCACAATGTTATTCGTTGCCGTGGCGCAATCGCCGTGCAACGCAATTGTTTGCGCGAATGGGCGCGCGTTATCGTCGCCGACGAACGGCGCAAGCATGGCAAACGCCGCGCGGAAGTCAACCGCTAACGGGAACGGTTCGCCGCGCGGTTTAACGTCGGGGATGTCTTCGGCGTCCACGTTTGCGATGCTCGTCGAAAAAGTGCCGTCACCGACGACAAGACACTCGCCGCGTCTGGTGAGTGTGGGCACGCCTTTGCATGCTTTGACGCCCAACAAAAACTTTGCGGCGTCCGGGCATGCGTCGAGCCCGATATCAAAAGGCGTGGAAATCGCAAGATGAGCATTGAAACCGTAAAGCCGTCCGTCGGCAATGCGGAAATGCCGCAAGCTCGGAATGATTGCGGCGCGCGTCGCCGTTGCGTGCCGGGCAAGCGACAGCTTTGCAATGATGTCTTTTCGGGTCATTTTCTGAGCGGGTCGGGGATGAAGCCGGTAACGCTGTAAAACCGTCGCCAGCGACGATAATACATGTTAACGGTTATGGGGGATATGCCGGTTGTTTCGCGCAGTACTTCCCCGAGTGCGGGCGCGGCTTTGTTGCGGCGCGCTATTGCCGTGCAAGTTTGCCACACGGTCAAGCCTTTGCCAGACTTTGGGGCAACAATTCCGTTGCTGGTTTGTCGTTGTTTTTTGTTCATTTTGCGGGTTGGTTCGTTGTCAAAAAGGGATGTCGTCATCGTCATCGGGTGCCGGTTCGGCTGCGTCGGGTGCCGGTCCCCCGAAAACGGCGGATATGATTTCAGGAAATTTTTTGTTTGTCCAAACTTTAATCCGTGTCGGGCGAAAAAGATCGTCAACCCGCGTTAAAGCTTCGTCGATTGTTTCTGGAAAGGGTTTGTCCCCGTTGCGGTCGGTCCACCATGCGAGAGCCTTGCGCAACGCGAAGCCTTTGTGCTCAAAGCATACCCACTCCGCAAACACGCGCATTCCGCACTGATAGGAAACCTTCAGGCTTGGCGGCTTTGCCTTGTCGCGCGGGCGGTGCTTAGCGTAGGTCACAAAGTGCACGGCGAAGCTTGTGACCACCGGGGCACTGTCGATGATGAGTGCTTCACCAGCGGCGACCGCGCCGAAATTCACCTTGCGCGGAAACTCGAAACCGCAAAACGGGCAGACACGCGCGGATGCGTGGCAATAGCAAGCACACTCCGGGCATTCGCGCACAGGTGCCGCGCCTCCGCCTTTGCCTTTGCGTTTCGGCAAGATCGGGTCATTGACCGGACCCAAGCGCCGGGTATTTGCCGCGAAGTCAAGCACCAGGCAATTCTCTTTTCCGGGTGCCGGGCGGGTGCCGCGTCCGAGCATTTGCACCCACAGGCCCGGTGACGCGGTTGGGCGTAGCATGATAATGCAGTCGATGCCTGGGAAATCAAACCCCGTGGTCAACACGTTATTGTTGACTACGGCGCGGATGCGCCCGGCTTTGAAGCTGTCGAGAATGCGCGCGCGTTCATCGTTCGAAATTTGCGAATGCACGGCGGCGGCGGGTACCGTTTCGTCGAGTGCAGCGCGCGTCACCGCTTCCCGGTCGACGGCGGCTTGCAAGGCGTGCTGCACGAAGTCGCCGCCCGACATGCGGACGCCGGACACGTCGAGCGTTTCGCTCGTCGCTTTCGGCACGAGCATGGCAAGAAAGCCGTCCTTTATGAGTTGCAGAAAGTCCCCGCTTCGGGTGTTATCGAAACAAATGTCTGTGAAAAGACCGCCTTCGGTGAGCATCCCGCCTTTCAGCCTGTAGGGTGTCGCCGACAAACCGATTATTTTTAAAAGCGGATTTGTTGCGCGCAACGCGTCGAAAAGCTTTTGATACATCGACCCTTGCTTGTCGGAAACTAGGTGGCACTCATCCACAATGCACAAATCCACTTTCCCGAAAAGCTCCGGTTTTTTCCATGCCGACGCAACCCCGGCAAAGGTGATCGGGCGCACCTCACGCATACCCAACCCCGCTGAATAGATACCAAGCGGCGCGGCGTTCCACATCGCAAGCAACTTTTCGGCGTTCTGCTGTAACAGCTCTTTAACATGGGTCAGCATCAATACCCGCTGGCTTGGATAAGCCATCACGCGCCGGATGATTTCGGCGACAAGCAAAGCCTTTCCGGTTCCGGTCGGCATGGCGACAACCGGGTTTCCGGCGTGGTTTTCAAAATACCGGAACACGGATTCGACGGCGGCTTGCTGGTATGGGCGGAGTGTGTACATATCACATTGCCCTCAGCGCGTAGTTTACACAAGCCGCCGCTTGCGCGGTCTTGTCCGGTATCGGGCCGAAAAGCGCACAAGTCCATTGCCCTTGCGGCGCGGGGCGGGAGTGCTGGCATGTGCGGCAATTGCGCAACGGTGCCGCGTTCTCGTGGCAAATGGCCGAGAAGGGGCAAAAACGACATCGCCACCACGCCGGGCTGTTGCTTTCACGCGGCGGCGGCAACTCGGAAAAAACAATGTCTTTCGCGGTTTCCCGATAGCGTGCGGCAATGTGCGGCGCGGCGTCCACAAGCTCGAAGTGAAGCGTGTCGTCATTTTTGTTGACAGCGCAATACAGCCCCGCAGGCAGGTTGAAAAAGTGCATGTAAATCTGCATTTGCGCGTAATGGACAGGCTTTGCTCGCATCACGCCTTGCGCGGCTACCGACCTGAAGTTTTTGTCGTTGCATGTCTTGATCTCTAGCAGGAATGGTCCGGGGCGGTTAGGGCAGTCCGGTAGCGCGTCGCAAATTCCGTCCGCACTGCCTCGGAAGTGGTCTAACGTGTCCGGGTCGGAGAAATTGAACTGCTTCCCGGTTGCCGGGTCGCTGTCCTGAACACGAAACCCCGCCATTTCCAGCCAGCGTATTAAGCGGCTTTCCTCGGTGTGCCCGCGATTGAACAGGCGGAGCATGCGCCCCGAAAAGTCTTCGAATTGCGCCCATCGGAACGAATACCAGACTTTGCGGCGGCATGAATCACCGAGTTGAGAAGCGCCAAGGTGCCCGCGCGGGGAGGCGTCCGCAAGCACCTTGGCTGTTGCGTTCTCAACAAGTTGCGCTGTGATTTTTGCGGTCATCGCAGACGCGCGGACTCGGCTTTCGCGTCGGTGTAAAGTTCCAGCAGCGCCAACACCATCGGGTCAGCGCCATATGCGAAACGGAAGGCGCGGTCGATAAACTCGACGTTTTCCGCATTTCCGTTTTTGCCGTGGCGGTGGATTTCAGCGGCTTCGGCTTCAACGCGTTGCGTCATCTCGCGCGCCTTTGTGATGTTCATAATTTCGACGCATGCCGCTAGCCGTTTGTGGCAAGGGTAGCATCGTGCTTTGATTTTGTCTTTCAGTGTCATTGGTTCTCTGGTTTCTGTGATTCGGTTTTGTGCGCGTCAATCAGCAAGGCTTGCGCGTTGCGTAGCGCTGCGATTGTTTCGGCCAGGTAGGCGTCGCCGTCGAGCATGCGCAAGACACGCAAGACGGCGTGCACGTTGTCGGCGGCTTCAAGCAAGATTTGCAGTTTTGTTGTCATATGAAAAGAAGGCTTGCCGGGGCGTGGTGTGCTGTCCTTACGTCCCGTTGCCGGGGTGCCCCGACAAGCCAAGTTTGCGTTTACGCGCCGGGCGGGCGTGCCCATGGCGGTGCGGCGACGGGTGCGGCGTCGGGTGCCGGGGCGGGTGCCGGAGCGGGTGCGGCGTCGGGTGCCGGGGCGGGTGCCGGCGCGGGTGCCGGGG